GTTGTGCTTTGGCGCCAAGATGTGCAATATAGCCTTCATGACTGGGAACTTCTTTGGCTCTCTTCGTCATGTTAATGTAAGAATTAAGATGCTCGAAATGATTATTGATTACGGAATGTTCTGCAGGTGTTAAAGCTGAGTTTAATTCTTTTGCTCTATCTAAATGCTTCTGCACTTGCTCAGCTTCACCGCCATGATACGATGCATTACCATTATATCCCGGTGTAGTTACAAATACATCACCACTATGCTTAAGTTTAGAGAAATCAGCAGAGTAGTCAGCTTGCAAATTATGAGGCCAGCTCCCTTCACCGGAAGGTTTGTACCCGGTGTGAAGATGAATACCGAACTTGGCTTGCTGTACTAACTTACCCTCTGGAGAACTTGCACTATGCGAATATTTAATAACGTTTGGCTGATAAGATACCTTACCAGCACCCTTCTTTACTTCACCTGCTTTAAATAATACATCACCCTGCATAAAAGGTGCATCTTTACCTTTACCTTTAGGTAGTATCTTATCAGCATGCTCCAGAGCTTGTTTTAAAGTATCAGCTACTACAGGATTATTACTATGATTAGTATCGATATCTTCAGGTGAGTAGTTTAACTTAGGACTCTTGGCAAAAACAGATGTTTTATATCCTACCCCTACCTTACCGGTATCGGGATGCCGGTACATAACAATACTGACACCACCATCTTTCTTCTCGGTAAACCCTTCTGGTGGTTTCCCTGAACCCTGAATAAATCCATGCATCTGAGATAGGAAATTATGAGACTTATCAAAGTGCTCATTATGCATTGCGATAGAAGAAGCATGATCTAAATGTGATAGTTTAGACGTATCTGTAATGGCTGCTTCGTATAAAAAATGTTTGAATTTAATCATTTTGATCAACATTTTTAGAGTTAGGTCTATACTCGCTCGGATACACACCTATACGAGTTTTTTTCATACCAGCATCAGATCTATCGCTAGATGGTCTAGCAAGAATTTTCATTCCTGGACCTGTATCAGACTCCGCACTATTCTTCTTATTACTATATGTTTTAGAGGCGTTGAGAACTAAACTACCATCATCATGGCTGCTTACAGAAATATCTCCTTGATATACTGCATGTACGTTTGATAGTCCATACTCACCTCCATGGTTTTTACCATATAGGGATTTTTGTTGTATTTCTCTGTGTTCAGGATTAGATGCATCAAGATCGTAGTGAATAGCTGTAGTTTTATTATCGCTACTCTCTCTATGTTTCTTAAACAGATCGATAGCTTTCTTTATAACTGGATGATTGGCTAAATGAGATACACCGCCGAATTGCTGGTAAGAGTGGCCTTTTAAAGATACGAAATGTACTGGCTTATTATTACTATCGTATATAATCATATCTGCTTTTGGTTTATATCCTAAACCTTTATAATCTTCAGGTACTACCTTTCTGGCTCCAGCTGCTTTAATGATAGTACCATCTGGCAATTTCATATTTACTTCTTTTTGACCGGTCTTTTCTAGATGCTTGGTGATACCTTCATGTACTGTATTAATTTGATAGTTTTCTACTTCTTCTTGACTTTTACCTGCGCGACCTACTTGGGGCTTTTTAATTCTTGTTACAGGTATGGTAGTCTCTTCACCGTGTTCGGTTTTTATATTGACATGATGAGTACCGTTTACTTTACCTGCATGCCCCGTAATGACAAATTTAGTACCTGCAGGTAATAACATACCTCTAGTCCTATGAGAGGAGCCCAACTCATACGCTGGAGGCTGCTCTTTACCCTTGCTACCACCTGATAGCCAGGGAGCAATATAAGAGTTAAAATGGCGCTCACCCACATCACCTGAGCCGCCAGAAAGATTAGCTTCTTTTAAGAAATGTGCAAATTTTAGCATAGGTTACCTCAGAATATCAGAGATATTTATGGCTTCCGTCATCACAAGTATATACTACCTTCTTGATATTGAACGTGGCAATAGCGCGCTTACATCCTTCGCAAGGCTCGCATAAACCTCTCAGGAAGTAGTTCTTCTTATTTTCGTTATATTTAACCCGGCAAACATACAATGTTGATTTACTAAGTTGATGTACATCAATCGTACGTAGAGCATTCTTAATAGCATCAGTTTCAGCATGGAGAAAGATCGAACCTTCATGCTTGGAAAACTTTGCTTGAAATGGATGTGATTTAAGTTTATTACACCCTACAGATACTATTTCGTTTTTATAAACAACGCAGGCCGCGATTCTGGTTCTTAGAAGGCGACCTTTTCTATTATGAGCAGCTGCAGGTAGAGCGGTAGCTATCTTCTCGAGATAGTTTAGATATTTGTCATCAGACTTCATAACACTACTCCTTACGAGAGTGCTTGAATTCTACTTTCTACGTACTGCTTTACGATCTTTAGGATTTCAGGAGATGATGATAGTTTAATACTGTTACTCAGCATCAGGTTGATATGAAACAGCTCTTCTTCCAGAGCCCTCTTCAGCATAAGTTCCGACGACGACAGCATTAGTATCTCCTTTTTCACATCTCTTTATTTTAGATTCTTTTGTATTTTTTTCCAAGTACTTTTTATCGTACTTTGTAATTCTTTCAACTACTAGCGGTAGACTCTTTTCTAGACTTCTATCCGTAATATCATAGTAATCTTTAAACTTAATATAGAGCCCTAACTCTCTACCATATGCTTCAATTTCCCAGGGTAAGTCCCAATAGTCTTCCTTATCGATATTGAAGTGCCTCTTACCCCATTTGAAGGTTCTACGATACTTGTGATCGTAGATCTCACCCTTAGCAAACTGCTTAACATGTACCATTTCGTGAGCGAGAGTCTGTAAGATCTTCCTAAAGTTCTTTACACCCTTACATAGACTAATTTCGAATTGCTTGGGAAAAACGTTCTTATCCATCCAGTTTGTTTCTGCTTCGAATTCGACTGGTATATCTTTATTATAATTGATTGTTACGGTTATTTTTTTATAGAGAGTGGGAAGGAGTTTTTTGCCATAGAATAGCACAGCTGCTCTTATGACAGCTTCTCTATCTGGATCATCGATGTTGGTGATCTGTATGTGCATGATTATATTATACCTGAAATCGCTAAAATAAGCAACAGTTATTTTTGGTTAAAGACGAATTCGGCCTTTTATATTGCACCGACCCCCGAAGGTGCGTATAATGGGTTGTGCCCTTGAGATTCTATTGGTATTTAATACCCCTCGAGGGGCTGGTTTAGATATATTGTACCGAGAAGGTAGGACATGAAAGATAAAACCGCTCAGATTCGCCAAAAGCGAGAGAAAGTTATCAAGCTTCTTAGTGGGGATGAACCCACTGTAGATCTGAGTAAACCATATCCAGAAGCTGAGATGATTCGCGCTTACTCATGGTATAGTTCTAACTATACTGTAGAAGACGGTCGTGAATGGCTTATGAATTATCTTAAGATTAATAATCATTCAGCTACTGTAATTGCTAACGTAAAGTCCAAACAGATTCCTATGGTGGTATGTTCTATCGCTAGGATGTTGTCACGTGATATTACGCTACCTGAAAAGACAATGAAGTTCTTTAACAACTTCATTAATACTCGAGACGAGTCTCCTGTAGAGATTAAGACCAAGAAGATTCAGTATATTAAGCCTCCTACAGTCGATAATAAGATCGAGATGATTATGACCAATATTGAAGAAGCTACTGATAAGCTTCTCAATACGTGGGAGTGTGATTATTCGTTGTACAACGATATCAAAGCTCAAGAGATTAAATCTCCTTCAGTTAAGGAAATTCAAACTCGTCTAATGCCCCGTATTAGTCAGATTATTGAGCTTATGGACGGTAATACTGATATTAAAGAATACTACAGCAGCTATTCCAAAGCAGAGCTAAAAAAGCTTATTGAGTTCCATCGTATGCTTGATAATGATTGTAACAAAGCTCTTCAAGCTACTAAGATTGTACGTCAACGTAAGAAGAAGCAAGGTGTAAATGCTGATAAAGCTTTGAAAAACTTCAAGTATAAGAGAGAAGACAACTCCCTTAAAACAGTGTCGGTTGACCCTGCAAAGATCTTGACTTCATCTACTCTCGTAGTCTATAATACTAAATACAAGCGCATGACAGTGTTTGTAGCAAATGAAGATAGTAAGCTATCGGTGAAGGGTACAAGTATTTTGAACTATGACGAGTCCAAATCTATGAGTAAGCGTGTTAAGAAACCAGAGGAAGCCATCAGTGCTATTCTGGGTGGTACGCCTAACTCCATTCTTAAGACGTTCGCAAAGTTCAAGAGTGAATCAAAGGTACCTACTAATCGTATTAATGAAGATACGATTATTCTACGGGCTGTATAATGGTAGCAGATGTAATAAAATTTCCAGGTAAATTTAAGCCTGCTCCTCCTACTCTGGAGGAGATAGAAGCTGCTAATCTAGAACAGATAGAAGAATGTATTGATAGATCTATTAAAAGTTTTATTATCGATACACTACATAATATACCAAATGTAGATCCTGATTACTTTAATACGGGTGATATGGTTACGCAAAAGATTATTGGACTAGTCCGTGAATCCATGCGTGCTACTATTTTTCGTTTGCAAAGTAAACATCATGATCTACAAGACATTGCAGAAGATATTATAGCATTTGATTCAGACGTAAGAGAACAAATTATTGAGGATGATGAATAATTCATGAGACTAAGTATATCTGAGATCCTAAAGAGAGCCAATGAATTAGGTACTCTGCAGGAACGTAAAGCCTTTTTATTGCAGAATGATAGCCCTGCAATTCATACCATTCTTAAATGTGTATATGACCCTAATGTGAAGTTTCTTCTTCCTAAGGGTAAAGCGCCATATAAGCCTACAGAATTTGATAGACAGGAAAGTCGTCTATATGCCGAGATGCGTAAGATGTATCTCTTTGTAGAAGGTGGTAATCCTAATCTATCACAACTAAAGCGTGAGCAGATCTTTATTGAGTTATTAGAATCAATCGATCCGCAAGACGCTGAACTTCTTGTATTGGTAAAAGATAAGAAACTACCCTACAAGAACATTAACCGCAACCTTATAGAGAAAACATATCCAGGCCTAATCCCCACATGAGTAAATCTTTTCGTAGCAAGAATCAAAAGCGTGATCATAAAGAATATGACGATGAAGACAATTACTACTCGAATCAATCGAGCTACCTACAAAGGCGACAAAAGCGTAGACTAGACAATGCAATACGTTCCAAGAATGTATCGCGTCTTTTGGAACTAGATGATGGTGATGATTATGACGATATTCGTGGATGATACGAACTGGTTTTACAGTGATGTCGGTGGAATAGATGCTTCGACCGACGACGAACTTACCCCTGAATACTGTACCGTTCTAGAAAACGGAATCTATACTGTAAAACTCTTTCATGAAGCTATTGGTATAGGTATGTCCGATAGGTACTACTATCGAACAGTAGCTGAAGTGTTTAAAGGTAAAGAAAACTATACTGCAAAGCTTGCGGATACTTTATGGATTGAATTACCAATCCATACACAAGATGATATCAATAAAGTATTGAAATGGGTGTATTCCAATAATGCCTAATTATTCCTTTCGTAACGTTATTGATGGTACTGAATATGAGCTCGACTTGACAATGTCAGAGCGTGAACAGTACCTTAAAGATAATAAAGATACTGTTATTCAAATAATTGCTCGGGCTCCTAGTTTAGGTGATTCAGTTAAACTAGGTATTAGAAAGCCCGATCAAGGTTTTCGTGATGTATTACGTGAAATTAAAAAAGCACACCCTAGAGGAGGAGGCGTTAATACATTTTGATGCTTAAAAGACTAACAAAAAGAGAACGTCGCGTTTTAAAACAAACTAGTAATCAAACAACTAACGGAGGCTTCAGTACATCACTAAAAGAGTTTTCACCATTAACCGAGAGCCAAAAAGAAGTTTTCCGAAATTTTGATAACGACGAACATCTTGTGTTACATGGTCTTGCAGGTACAGGTAAAAGCTTTATCTCACTATATCTTGCATTGCGTCAAGTATTAACCGGCTCATCTGACTTTAATAAGATTGTTATTGTACGTAGTGTAGTACCTACTCGTGAAGTAGGTTTTTTACCCGGTAGTGTTAAAGAGAAAATTAAAGTCTACGAACAACCATACGAAACTATTTGTACTGAGTTGTTTGGACGAGCCGATGCTTACAATATTCTTAAAACTAAAAACTATGTTGAGTTTATGTCTACTTCCTTCATTAGAGGTATTACACTGGACAATTGCATAGTAATAGTTGATGAAGTACAAAATATGTTATTTGGAGAGCTTGATTCCGTCATTACACGTATAGGAAAAAACTCCAAGTTGATATTATGTGGTGACTTTAGACAGTCCGATCTACAAAAAGATATTGATAGAAAAGGCTTGCTAGATATTTTGAAAATTCTGAAAGCAATGGATTATTTTAAATATGTCGAATTTAGTGAGAAAGATATTGTCAGATCTGACTTCGTCAAACAGTACATCATTCAAAAGAGTCGACTTGGTTTCACCTAAACAATTTAATATTGTTGGGTACGATAGAGCCAAAGTAGGCTTCTTAGAACAAATAAACGAGGATGGGTCACGCAAGTACGTGACTCCATCCGGCAATAGATACCCTTCTATTACTTCTGTAATGAGCTGGCAATCTGCAAAAGGTATTGCTGAATGGCGTGCCAGAGTAGGTGCCGATGAAGCAAATAGAATTAGTAAAAATGCCACTCGTCGTGGAACTGCCTTGCATGGTATTTGCGAGAACTACCTTCTTAATGAAGAAGTACTTGGCGAGAATGTACCAGTAGATGTTATGGGTATGTTCAAATCCATTAAGTATATTCTAGATGCTAGTATTGATAACATTCATTGCATTGAAACTCGTCTATACTCTGACTATATTGGAGTAGCCGGTACAGTTGACTGTATTGCAGAGTTTGATGGTAAGATGAGTGTTATTGACTTTAAAACATCTCGAAAAATAAAAGAAAAGAAATACATCTCTCATTACTTCATGCAGACAGCAGGTTATGCTATTATGTACGAAGAGTTACTTGGTATTCCAGTACCTCAGACTGTTATCATTATGGTAAGTGAGGATGATGAAATGGTATTTGTTGAGAAACGAGATAATTATGCCAAGCAACTTATTAGCCTTGTTAAAGAATATAGGTTAATAAACGGTTAAGGGGTGTAAACAGGATCGACGGGACTATGTGTTACCGGACGCCGGGGCAGTGCCGGCACACTCCATTTTGCCTATATACTATACATGCCAACGACAATTGGAATAATGACTATCGCATAGCGGCGTAGTCGGGGCTAGCCGGGGCCTTGCAACAGAACCCGGCACTTTATTCAGGAAAGAAAAATGAATCGTAGACCATTATATTTTGTAAACCGCGAAAAAGAATACGATCTCATAACTAAATTAATAACAATAATTGACAATAGAACATTTGATCCTAAAGACACAGCTGTCTTAATGGTATCACCAGACTACTCCGCAACAGTAGCAATGCATTTATGTCATGCATGGTCTCGAGATGGTGAATTAATCAGACCCATAGCAGTAGACGTTACTTTTCCAGATGAAGATACAGCACCTTTTATTGAGAGATTAAGATCCCAAAGATTAGATATTACTCGTTATAAGAAACTTGTATTAATTGAAGCTGGTATTATTCGAGGTGGTAACTGGACTTGGATTCTAGATACTTTGATAAATGATTTTAGTTACAAGAGAGAAGATCTTACTCTCGTTGCTCTTCTAGAGAACATTCACTCTAAAGTTAAATCTGATTATGTTGGTGAGTACTATGACAACAACAAAGAAGATTTAACTTTCTATTACGAGCGTTTTAATAAACACTGGCC